CGCGAAGGGACATCCGGGGGCTACGCCGACGGAAATCCTCGAACGGTTTTATGGGTTTTTGCAGGTCTCGGGGAATGGCTACCTCGAAGCCGCTCTGGTGGACGGCAGTCCTGCTGCTCTTTACGCGCTGCGCCCCGACCGCGTCTCGCAACTCACGGGAAAAGATGGGTGGCCCGTCGGGTTTGAATATGCGGCGGAAGTCCGGGCCAAGCGATATGTGCGCGATCCCGCCTCCGGACGCTGCGCGGTTTATCATATGCGCCTGTTCAATCCGGCCTCAGACGTGTCGGGTTTCTCCCCGCTCGCCGCCGCCGCCAAAGCCGTCGATATTCACAATGAGGGCGGGCAGTGGACGAAGTCTTTGCTCGATAACTCCGCTAGGCCCTCAGGGGCGCTTATCCTGAACGGGAATGCCGGGACCATGACGGACAAGCAATATGCGAGGTTAAAAGGTCAGCTCGAGGACATGCATGCAGGCGCGGGGCAAGCGGGGAGGCCTATGCTGCTGGAAGGCGGGATGGAGTGGCGGGCCATGAGCTTTTCGCCGTCCGATATGGATTTCATCGCCGCCCGCCGCGAAGCCGCCCGCGAAATCGCGCTGGCATTCGGAATTCCGCCCATGCTGCTCGGTATTCCCGGCGACAATACCTATGCGAATTACAAAGAAGCCAATCTCGCCTTCTGGCGGCAGGCGGTCATCCCGCTCGTGACGAAGACGGCGAGGGGGCTGACCGATTGGCTGTCGCCGTATTTTGGCGAAGACCTGCAAATCTTGCCTGAGCTCGACAGCGTCCCGGCTCTATCAGAGGAACGCGCTGCGCTGTGGGCGCGGCTGACGGCGGCGACATTCCTTACCGATGATGAACGGCGGCAGATGGCTGGCCTAGAAATTAAGAATATGGAGGCCGTGAATGGCTGAGCGATCCATAACATTCGATAGGACAGTCACCTACGGCCTGATGGTCACGGTGATGATGCAAACGGCGAGCGCGCTTATATGGGCGGGCGCGGCGGACGCGCGTCTCAAAACACTAGAGACACAAATGTCGATGGCGCCGGGCATCGCGCAAAGGCTCGCCCGCGTCGAAGGCCAGACCAGCGTTATGACCCAAAGTTTGGTTCGGATTGAGCGGAAGCTTGATGATGAAATTCAGAGGGGAAACAATGCCCAATAATGATCTCAAAATTTCTGGTTATGCGAGCCTGTTTGGCCTCCCGGATATGTCCGGCGATATCGTCAGGCGAGGGGCTTTTGCGGGGAGCTTGCTCTCGCAGTCCTCAAGCTTTCCCATGCTCTATGGCCATGAAACTCAAACGCCGATTGGTGTTTGGGACACTGTCTTCGAAGACCGCACAGGACTGTTTGTTTCGGGGCGCGTATTCCCGGATAGCAAGCGGGCGAAGCGCACCTCTCGACTCATAACGTCAGGGGCCGTGAGCGGTCTTTCGATCGGCTACCGTCCTCGCCGTTCCGTGCTGCGCGCGGACGGTGGCCGTAATTTATATGAACTCGATTTGTGGGAGGTCAGCGTCGTGGCTTTCCCCATGCTGCGCGCTGCGCGGATTACGCATATCGACGAACACTACTCTCCACTCCTCACACAACAAGGATAAACACTGTGAAACAAGTACATGAAAAACAACACAAAATGGTTACGCTTAATCCAGAGCTCAAAGCCGCACAAGACGGTTTCGCGCAAACCTTTGAGGCCTTTAAAACGGCCAATGATGAACGCCTCGGAGCGTTAGAACTAAAAACCAGCGGAGACACTTTAATCGATGAAAAAGTCGAACGCATCAATGCTGCGCTTGACCGTCAATCCAAAACAGTTGAGCGCCTGTCTATCTCTGCAAGCCGTCCGGGTCTCAGTGAAGACGTGGCTGTGACCGAGGCAAAGTCCGCGTGGTCGGACTATATTAAAACGGGTTCACTGGCGGCGTTGAAATCGCTGGAAGGGAAATCTCTTACGTCCGGCGTGGACGCGGAAGGCGGTTATGTCGCCCCGGCGGAAACGGAAAGTTCCATCGAACGCGCGCTCACTTTGGCGTCCCCGTTTCGGCGGATTGCGAGCGTGCGAAAAACGGGCGGTGGGCAGTTTAAAAAACCTGTCTCCAAAGGCGGGGCGCAAGCGGGCTGGGCAGCGGAAACCGCGGCTCGGATTGAAACCACTGCGCCCTCGCTTGAGCTGCTCGAATTTCCAGCGGGAGAGCTCTACGCCATGCCCGCCGCGACGCAGACTTTGCTCGACGACGGGGTGACAGATGTGGACCAATGGCTCGCCGATGAAGTCCGCGATGTCTTCGCCGCGCAGGAGACAAGCGCCTTCATTTCCGGTGACGGCATGAATAAACCTTCAGGTCTCCTTAGCTACACTCAAGTCGATGAGGGCGCTCACACATGGGGCAATATCGGCACGGTCGCCACAGGGACGGACGGTGATTTTAATGCCGACGCCCCGATGGATGCTTTGCTCGATTTGATCTACGCTCCCAAGCCCCGTTTCCGCCCGGGTGCGAGCTTCATCATGAACCGCCGCACGGTGGGCAAGGTGCGCAAGTTCAAAGACGCGGACGGTAATTACATCTGGCAACCCGCGGCCGGGGCTGGGCAACCGTCCTCGCTTTTAGGATATCCGCTCACAGAAGTCGAAGACATGCCGGATATCGCCTCAGGCGCCACGCCGATTGCCTTTGGCGATTTCGCGCGGGGCTACCTCATCGTTGACCGCCAAGGCGTCCGCGTTCTTCGCGACCCGTATTCTGCCAAGCCTTATGTCCTGTTCTACACGACAAAGCGCGTCGGCGGCGGCGTACAAGACTTCGACGCAATCAAATTGCTGAAGATGAGCGCCTAGCTGCAACAAAATAGAAAATCCTCCACCGCGATAGCGGGGGAGGAAATTTGTAACTAAACTGGACCTATAAGATGACAATAACAGACATAAATCCGCCCCCGGCGGAACCTATAGACCTGCCTTACGCTAAGATGTTCCTACGCGTGGACCACGATGCGGACAATGCGTTGATTACGGACCTGATCCGCAGCGCCCGCGAACGTATTGAGGCGCTTATCCGCGGGACACTCATCACGCGGCGCAGACTTTATACGCGCAATCATGCGCGCTCGGCGCTTTTCATCAATCATAGTCCCGTCACGGCCATTCACCGTATCGGCGTAATTGATGATGACGGCGACATGGTGGATGTGCCCCTCGTGGACACAGCTATCAATCTGCGCTCTATCCCCGCCGCTATATGCCTAACAGGGGGTAAGGCGTGGACAGATTACGGCGAAAATCCTGCCGCTATCGAGGTCGAGATTGAGGCGGGCCACGGGCCTAGCGCTGCCGACATCCCTATGCCGCTGAGGCAAGCTTTGCTCCTCCTCATCGCGCAGAGTTACGAATATCGCGACGACAAAGATGTCCCCGGTGTGCCGATGATGGTCGATGCGCTGCTCATGCCCTACCGGGGGCTACGGCTATGATTGGGGCGCTTCGAACACCTATTAAAATATTCGGCGCTGTCCTCTCGCCGGATGGACGCGGGGGACAGCAAAAAACATACGTTTTGTGGGGCAGCCCTTATGCCGATATTCGTGCCTTGGCCCTAGCCCCAAGAGGCGAGGGGCGGGTCCAATCTGTCACCCGTTATAAGGCCGTTATTAGGTTCCAAAAAGGTTTCCCAAAAGATGCGCGGCTCGTCTGGGGCGAGCGCACATTTCAGATTGTTGCCGCTGACGATCCTGACAATCGGCACGAGCGTTTGCACCTGATTTGTGACGAAATTTTGGAAGGCGTGTCATGAGTTTGCAAGAGGATTTCACGCGCGCTGTCTTGGCTATGCTGATCGCCAACCCACATGTAAAATTGGCTTTCGGAAACGTGCCGCAAATCTATGCGGTAAAACCCGAAAATGCGAAGGTTCCTTTTGTGACATTTGACGTGCGGGAGACCTGCGTAGAAGGCGCGTATGATATGCGCGTCACAGTTTGGACGACCCACGAAACCCGTCTTGATATTTCGCGGCGCCTTGACGCCCTAGAAGCGGCTTTGCGCGGCGGCCAGATAAGGCCTTCAGGTTTTGACATCACCTCACGGTGCATTCGTCTGAGAGATATTTTCACTGATGATAGCTGCAAAACCCGCAACGGTCTGTTGCAGGCACGGTTTCATATAAAAACAATGGAAACAATTAAGTGACGCAATTTCATAATGTAAATTTCCCGCGCCATTTGGCGCAAGGCGCAAGCGGCGGGCCCGTTCGAAGCACTGAGACTGTCAGTCTCGCATCTGGCGGAGAGCACCGCAATAATAGCCATGCAAATTCTCGCCGCCAGTATAATGCAGGCGCAAGGATTCAGAACGTGGGCGACACTCACAGCCTGATCGCTTTCTTTGAGGCGCGGCGGGGTAAGCTCCATAGTTTTCGCTTTCAAGACCCTATGGATTACATGTCTTGCGGGCCAAGCGAAATGCCGTCCGCGAGTGACCAGTTTATTGGCGAAGGTGACGGCGCTAGGACCGAATTTCAACTCGTCAAAACATATGCGGATAGCGCCGGGGCGTGGACGCGGCGTATAACAAAACCGAGGGCGGAAACTGTCCTCATATCCCTCAATGGAAACTCGGAGTCCGTTTCCGTAGATGAACTGACAGGCGTCATCGCTTTTGCCGTCCCGCCGCCGCTCGGCGTCATCATTCGCGCTGGATTTGAATTTGATGTTCCTGTGCGTTTCGACACGGACTTTCTGGATCTGTCGCCCGATAATTTCGGAGCGGGTAAAACTTTGAATGTGCCTCTGATGGAGGTGCTTCATGAGTAGGTCAACAACATATTGCTGGGCGTGGAAACTGACCCTGACAGACGACACGGTCTTTGGGTTTACCGACCATGACAGAGGGTTGACGATTGACGGCGTTGACTATGAGGCGGCGGCGGGCCTGAGCCCCAACACTGATAATGTGAAAGGCGTCCTGACGTCTGATCGCATCACCGCAGAGGATATTGCAGCGGGCCGTTTCGACAGCGCTGTGTTGCAGTCGTACCGCGTGAATTGGGAAGATGTTTCCGACCGGACCTTGGTGTCCACGGGAACACTCGGTGATATCCGAACCAACGGCGCTGCGTTCGAGGCCGCGTGGAACCCGTTATCCGCTGCGCTAGGCCGGTCAACGGGCCGGGTGTTCTCCCGCATCTGCGACGCCGCGTTAGGCGATGCGCGCTGCGGCCTGAACGCGGATGAATTCCCCGACGGCACCACATGCCCGCGCACATTTGCAGCCTGTAAAACCTTTTCCAACACCGCGAACTACCGCGGCTTTCCTTATCTTTTGGGCGATGACGCCCTCACCAAAGCCCCGCATGCGGGCGAAAACTTCGATGGAGGCTCACGCTATGACACGAACTAAACTTATCAAAACCGCCAAAAGCTGGGTCGGAACGCCCTATAAGCACCA